CCTGCTGCGGAAAAAGCTGAAGAGGAGAAATCCTTCACTCAGGCAGATGTAGATGCTGCCATCGAAGCTGCGAAACAGCAGTGGTTAGATGAAGCTGCGGAGGCAGAGCGTGTCAAAAAACTCACTCCGGAGGAAAAGGCAAAAGAGGAGCAGGAGAAAAAAGACTCCGAGATTGCCAGTTTGAGAAGCCAGCTCTTGCAGAAAGAGCTGAGAGAGAGTGCGACTAAATCTCTGGAAACGGATGGATTCCCGGTTGGTCTTGCAGATGTGCTTGACTATTCCAGCAAGGAGCGCATGGAAGAAACCCTGAAGAATACCACAAAGGTTTTTAAGGACAGTCTGGCAGTGGCAATCCAGTCCCGGCTGAAGGGTAAGACACCGGAAGGACTCGGCGGAGCAGCTTCTGCTGAAAATCTGTTAAGAGACCAGATCGCAAGAAATGTCAGAGGATTATAAGGAGGAGAAAGTAAATGAATACCATTGAAACCGCAACAATTATTCAGAGCGAGTTAGACAAGGCTGCAGTGGAGCAGGCTACTTCCGGTTGGATGGAAGTAAATGAGAAGTTGGTTAAGTACACCGGTGGTGCGGAGGTCAAGATTCCGAGTCTCGATATGGACGGAATGGCTGATTATGATCGCACCAATGGATTTGTGCAGGGCAGCGTGAATTTCCAGTATGAAACCAAGAAGATGACTCAGGACAGAGGACGCTCTTTCAGTTTTGATGAGAACGATGTGGATGAGACAAATTTTGTATTGACTGCATCCACTGTTATGGGCGAGTTCCAGAGAACCAAGGTTGTTCCTGAGATTGATGCATATCGTTACAGTACCATCGCTGCAGCGTGTATCAAGAAGGGCAAGGCATCCGGAGGCTATACCGCTGATGAAGCAACCATTCTCCAGAAACTTTACTATGATATTGCAGCTGTTCAGGCGATCGTTGGACAGAACACACCGCTGGTTATCACCATTGATTCCATGGTAGCAGCAATCTTAAGCATGTCCGAAAAACTCTCAAAGAAGCTGGATATAACCGATTTCAAGCAGGGAGATGTAACTCTTAAGGTTCGCAGTTTGGATGGTATCCATCCTTTAATCCCGGTAAGCTCCGACAGAATGAAGACTGAGTACCTTTTCAAGGATGGCGTGACTTCCGGTCAGGAAGCTGGTGGATTTGCTCCTACTGAAAACAGCAAGAGCATCAATTGGATCATCACTCCGAGAAAGGCACCTATTGCAGTGTCCAAGACGGATAAAATGAGAATTTTTGATCCGGAAACCAACCAGAAGGCAAGAGCATGGGCGATGGATTATCGTAAGTTCCACGATATCTGGATTCCTGCTCGTAAGGTGGAACAGTGCTTTGTTAATGTGAAAGAAGAATTAGCCCAGGGGGGAAAGGAGTAGACCATGAGCGAGATCGAATTAAAGAGAGCGAATGTAGTGAAGCGTGTTGATTCCGAGGACAAAGCCAAGGCTCTGGAAGCCAAGGGGTTTGTCAGAACAGATGGAACAGTTACGAATAAAACAGAAAGTAATGCCGCATCTGAAGCTGTAATCAATGAATTGAAAGAGCAGCTTTTAAAAGCAGGAAAAGTCATTGAAGCGTCGGATGCTAGAAGGGGAGAACTGGAAAAGGAGCTGACTTCGACGAAAGAAAAGCTGGAGGAGGCTTCTAAATATGCAGAAGAAGCTGATAAAAAGATAGCTACTCTGGAAGCTGAACTTTCTGGCACGAAGGAACAGTTGGAGGCTGCTTTGAAGAAAAATAAGGCTGCAGAGAAAAAATAAGGAGGAACTGCCATGACAAAGGAGCAGGAGGACTGGTTAGTAGCGGAAGTGATGGACAGCATGAAGATGTCAGAAACGGAAGAACGGTCAGCCAGAAGGTATGTCAAAAGGGCAGTGGATAAGATCCTGATTTATTGCAACCGTGAAGATCTGCCGGAGCAGCTTCTCAGCACTGCAGCACAGATTGCCGAAGATATGTTGAAGGCTGATCTGGTAAAGACCGGCGAGAAGGAAGTGGCGAGTATCAATCGTGGTGATACCGCCATTTCTTATCGTGACGGAAGTGGTAATCAGAAAGCCACTGTTGATTTTATGAAGGACTATGAAAAATCCCTTAACCGTTTTAAAAAAATAAATCTGCCGAAGGATTTAGCAAAATGACAGAAGCTGATATCCTTGCAACAACATACGAAGATACCGTGACCGTTTACAGAGCTTTCAAAGATACCCTTCCGGGTGGAGAAAGCGTTTTTAAAAGCGGTCTGGATGGAAAAGTTGTGTATGAAGATGTGGAATGCGCATTGTCTACACATACAGGTGGAAAGCTGCAGCAATCGAAATCTACTGCGAAGACGGAAACAACTTTTTGTCTGTTTACCCGTCCGGAAGTTGATATCCAGACCAATGATTTCCTTGTGATCACGCACTTTGGAAAGAAAATTGAAGCGGTTGCAGGTTTTCCTGAGTGCATGAAGTCCCATAATAATATCCCGGTCAAGTTGGACAAGGAAACTGTTTAATACTGAGTATAAGATGGAGGGGCTGGAAGAATGGGAGAAACGACTCTCACAAGCCATAGAGAGCCAGTACCCGGCTGAGTTCCGGGAGATGGTTATTGATTTGGCGGTTCAGCTTCAGGGAAAGGTCAAGGATAACACTCCAGTCAAGACTGGACACTTGCGGAATGAGTGGCACGTTGGGAGTATAGAAAAGCGAGGCAATGAATATTACATCGAGGTCTATAACAACGTGGAGTATGCCGAGCCGGTGGAATATGGACACCGGGCAAGAGGTGGAAAGGGCTTTGTAAAAGGAGCCCACATGATGGAGCTTTCCCTTCAGGAAGTGCAGAAACACCTTCCCGGTTATCTCCGGGAGTGGATGAATGACTTCCTGAATACTCATGAACTTTAGGAGGTGGACTATGGAACATCCGATTATCCAGATAAAAAATGCAATCACAGCATTGCTGAAAGGGATTGATCCGGATACCGATGTCTTTTACGAGGAAATAAAAGGCACGGAAGAAAAGCATGGGCTTGATGAACCAGAAACCTATTACTTCGTAGATATCATTCCGAATGGGAACGAGACGGTCGACAGATTTTTTACGGATATGGGAGTGTTGGTTGATATTGCTTACCACGAGAAAAGCGAGAGCAATACCGCCTATTTGATTAAAGGGGCAGAGATTGATGCGGTTGTCCGCCCGGTGTTCAGTTTTGGAGACAGGAACATAACCATCAATGATGCCAATATGAAAGTATCAGACCATGTGCTGCATTACAGTTTTACCATAAACTTCCGTCAGGCACGGGAGCAGACGAATGAGTTTGAACCGATGGGAGAGCTGAAAGTGGCTATTAGAAAAGGAGTGTGATTTAAATGAGTTTAGGATTACCGAGTTTTAGCATGATTTTCAGTGGAAAAGCAGTGTCTGCCATTGAAAGAAGTGCAAGGGGTATCGTTGCCATGATTCTCACGGACGGTACCGAAGGTGGAAAAGACTTGAATATTTACAAGAAGGTGGATGAGGTTGATTTTCAGAACTGGACAGAGCAGAACTACAACTATTTGAAGCTGGTGTTCGCTGGAGCTCCGTCTACTGTCATTACAATCCGCAGAGCAGAAAATGCAGAAGGGTACAATGCTGAACTTAAGAAGCTGAAAGATCTGAAATGGAACTACCTTACCATTCCCGGTCTTGGTTCTACTGATACAACAACAATCTCAGCGTGGATCAAGCAGTACCGTGATGATGAGAGAAAGACCTTCAAGGCGGTTCTGGCACACTGTAAGGGAGATCATGAAGGAATCATCAATCTCACAACAGAGAATATCTCCACGACCATTACCGGCGCAAAGCATACTGCAGCTGAGTATTGTGCGAGAATTGCCGGGGTACTTGCAGGGCTTTCCCTTGCAAGAAGCAGCACATATTATGTATTGGACGATATTTCTGAAGCAGAAACTCCGGACGATCCGGATGATCGTATCAATGCTGGTGAGCTGGTCATTGTCTTTGATGGAAGGAAGTACAAGATTGGGCGAGGCGTGAACAGCCTTGTCAGTTTCACGACAGAAAAGACAGAGGATGTCCGTTTTATCAAGATTGTAGAAGGAATGGACTTATACATGGATGACATCAGGGAAACCTATGAGGAAAGCTATGTCGGCAAGATCATCAATGACTACGATGGAAAGCAGATGTTCGTGGCTGCCATTGGTGCTTACCACAAAGGGCTACTCGGCAATGTGCTGGATAAATCCTATGATAATGTGGTGGCGATTGATATCGATGCACAGCGTACTTATCTGGAGAGCAGAGGAATGGATACTTCCGAGATGGATGATATTGCAGTTGCTAAAGCTAACACCGGAACAAAGGTATTTATCGCTAGCAATGTAAAGTTTGTAAACGCAATGGAAGATCTGAAAATGAATGTCAATATGTAGGAGGTAAACGGATATGGAAGTTATCAGAGGTAATAAGACTCTCTCCGGAACATGGGGAGAACTCTGGATCAACGGAGAGAAGATTTTTGAATTCTCCAAAATTGAAATGAAAGTAACTGCTAACCGTGAGGATGTGCAGCTGGGAATTGATGTGGACAGCAAGATTACCGGTCTGAAGGGCGAAGGTTCTTATACCGTGAAAAAGGTATATACCAGAGCAAAGGAAATCTTGGAGAACTGGAAAAAGGGCATGGATGTCCGTGCAGAGGTTATTGCGAAGCTGGCGGATCCTGATGCTGTTGGAGGTCAGATCGAACGCTGGGCTTGTGATAATGTATGGCACAATGAGATTCC